CACAGCACAGTAACCGTAGGTGCCGATGATACAGGTTACGACGTAAAATTCTTTGGTGCGACTAGCGGTGCACACATGCTCTGGGATGAAAGCGCCGATGACCTCAAGCTAGTCGGCGCGGCAGGACTGACCGTTGCTGGCGATATAGATGTAGATGGCACAACCAACCTAGACGCAGTTGATATCGACGGGGCTGTGCAGATAGACGCAACTCTGAGCGTAGGTGTCGATGGGACAGGCTATGACGTTACGTTTTTTGGAGATAACGCCGGTCGATATGTAAAGTGGGATGAGAGTGCCGACAGCCTACTCTTTTCTGATAATGCCAAAGCAGTATTTGGACAGCCTGGAAACGATCTACAGATATACCATGACGGTTCTAATAGCTACATAGTAGATAGTGGAACTGGTGACCTAGTAATTAATACAAATGGTAATGCAATTAGTCTAAACCCTAATAGCGGCGGTGAGTATGGATTGCGTGTTCTCAACAACGGTGCTGTTAATCTGTACTACGATAATGCCCTCAAACTTGCGACTGTCACCGGTGGTGTAAATGTTACGGGCGAGATGGAAGCCGACAGTCTTGATATAGATGGAGCATCACAGTTAGATGGTACACTAACTGTAGGCGTCAACGACACGGGCTACGATGTTAAGTTCTTCGGAGCGGCGAGCGGTGCATATTTACTTTACGATGAGTCCGACGACGACTTGATATTAAAAGGCGGCGCTCCTAAGCTCGTGATCCAAGACGGCCTTACCGATAGTTTTACTTCCGGTGCCGTGTCTTCGTCGCTGTCATTTCAAGCTCGTAATTCCGATGTCCGCGTTCTGGGACAAATTGATGCAGTACATGCATCAACTAACGGCACGGTCGGGGCCATGAGATTTCAAACTCGTCACGGTGATACTCTAGCGGAACGACTCCGTATTGATAGCAGCGGAGCCGTCGGGATTGGCCGCTCTGACCCGCAAAGTTTAGTTGGTGCCACACCGGGAGGTTTAGTTCTCCAAGACGGGGGACGAGCGGCGACAACGGCACAATTTGGTATTTATAACTCAAGTGGCACTGCGAGCATGACACTTTTACAAAATGCTACCGCATATATGGCAGGTCCGCTAACGATTGGCGTGTCCGGGATCGGCAGCGGGTATGTGTTCCACACCTCCGGGTTTTTACAACATGGCCGACCCTCCAGCGCAGCGGCGTCTATGACAGGATTTTACAACGGTAGTAGTTTAGTAGGTGAGATTCGCACATCAACTACTGCAACAGCATACCTTACTTCATCAGATTATCGGCTCAAAGAAGATGTATCTCCAATGACTAGCGCATTGGCTAAAGTAGCGCAGTTAAAGCCTTGCACATATAAGTGGAAATCAAATGGTGAAGCATCACAAGGCTTTATCGCTCATGAGTTACAGGAAGTTGTTCCAGAAGCAGTTGCGGGGGTAAAAGATGAACTCGATGAAGACGGAAATCCTAAATACCAAGGAGTCGATACTAGCTTCTTGGTTGCCACACTCACAGCAGCCATCCAAGAGCAACAGGCCTTAATAGAAGCACTAACAACAAGAATCACGGCACTAGAAGGATAATCAAAATGGCTGCAACATGGTCAATAGTACAACTCGATTACACTGTATCTTTGGACAGCAAAACGAACGTCGTCACCAATATCCATTGGGACTGCACTGACAAAGATTCTGACGACATTCAGGGCCAAACATGCGGCTTTACAGGTATTCCGACGGATGATCTCTCAGACTTCATTGCCTACGACGACATTACTGAGGCCAACGCGATTGCGTGGGTCAAGGCTGCTCTCGGAGCAGAGGGGGTTAGTGATAAGGAAGATGCCGTGGCCGCTCAGATTGCAGTTCTCAAGACGCCGGTTAGCGGTTCTGGGAAGCCGTGGTAACCTTAATTTAAAGGACAACTAAAATGGCCGAAGAAAAGAATGTCGTCTCCATAAACGGCGAAGAGTACAACTTCTTAGAGGATTTTGACGATAAACAGCGTTACATCGTCGAGCAATGCCGCGATCTACAAACCAAGCGCCAAAAGGCTCAGTTTGAGGTTGACCAATTGACGGGTGCCTTGGACTTTTTTACTAAGGCTTTAATAGAGAGTGTGTCTGATGGTAGTAAAGAAGAAACAGATGCCGCTGTCGGCTAAAGATGTGGCTGCTCATTTAGACAAGCACGAGGCGGTCTGTAGTGAGCGTTGGAAGGAGACCATCGAGCGCATTAAGCGCCTTGAGATGATCCTGATTGGTGCTTGCGGCGCGGCGCTTATTCTGATGGCTGGGATGGTGTGGAAGCTTTAGATGCCTTTGACAAAAGTACAGTTTAAACCTGGGGTAAATCGTGAGAGTACGTCTTTTGCTGACGCCCAAGGTTGGTTTGACTCTAACCTAATTAGGTTCCGGAAAGGCCGCCCCGAAAAGATTGGCGGTTGGGAGAGGATCAGCGGGTCGCCTGTTCTAGGCATTGTTAGGTCTCTTAAATGCTGGATCACCCTGAACGCGCTCAAGCTGATGGGGACCGGGACCACTTCCAAGTTCTACATCGAGAATGGCGGGTCCTTTAATGATATTACGCCTATACGCAGCGCGGATACTTTAGGCACAAACCCTTTCCTTACAGGAAGTGCAGGTTCCGGAATTATAACGGTGACTGCGGCGAGCCATGATGCGGCGGTCGGAGACTTTGTAACCTTCAGCGGAGCTACCGCTACGGACGGTCTTACGACTACCGACTTGGACAAAGAGCAAACCATTGCTTCTATCCTTTCTGCCAATAGCTACACCGTTGACACAGGGGGTACTGCTTCGTCCGGATCGACGGCTGGAGGTGGTGCGGCTGTAATAGCCAACTACCAGATTCATGTTGGGGCGGAGGCTGTGCTCTCACAAGCCGGATTTGGTGCGGGGCTCTTTGGTGGACAGACTCTAACCTATTCCCAGACAACTTTGGACGGTGGCATCAATTCAAGCGTCACATCCATAGATCTAACGTCTGCGGCTCTTTTTGAAACAGCCTCGACCACGACTTCATCCGCCGTTGCCATTGTAGATCAGATTATAAGTCTTTCAGACTCTTCAGGTTTCCCGGCTAGGGGCACCATACTTATAGGCAGTGAATATATCCGGTACGGCACGAATGCCGGGAACATTCTTGGCGAAGTTACAAGAGCCGATGACGGCACCACGGCGGCTATCCATGCCAGCGGTGCCACAGTAACCTTTGTGGGTCTTATCCTGATTAATGACGAGCTTATAAAATACACAGGTAAATCCAGCAATGACCTGGATGCCGGTGTGGTTAGAGGCGTTCGAGGAACTACCGCAGCGGCACATGCTGATGATGATATAGTCAAGGAAGCCAATGGGTTCTACGGTTTTGGTATTGCGGTCGTTCCCTTCACCACCGGCGAGACCCGACTTTGGTCTCAGGATAACTTTGGCGAAGATTTGTTACTGAACGTTCGCGACGACAACATTTACTACTGGGACGCCACACTAGGTCTGGCTAACAGGGCGACGGCCTTGAGTGCTCAGTCTGGAGCCTCTGACGCCCCGACCATTGCCCGTCAAGTTCTGGTGTCCGACACCGACAGGCATGTCATATGTTTGGGTGCCAACACTTTAGGGACCACGGACCAGGACCTTTTGTTAGTTCGTTGGTCTGACCAGGAGAACTCCATTGATTGGACCCCCAGAGTAACCAACACGGCGGGCGACCAGAAGTTATCCTCCGGTTCCGAGATTATTACAGGCATTGAGACCCGCCAGCAGATTTTGATATGGACGGACTCATCCTTGTACAGCATGAGGTTTGTTGGCCCGCCCTTTACGTTTTCCTTTAACCTTCTGGCGAACAACACATCAGTTATATCGCCCAATGCCGTAGTGGCTATTGGAGATCGCGTCTTCTGGATGGACACGGAGAACTTCTTTATGTTCGCGGGCCAGATACAGACAATCCCCTGCACGGTCCTTAGATATGTCTTTGACGATATCAACCTAGACCAATCGTTGAAGTTCTTTGCCGGTGCAAACCGTATGTTTGACGAGGTGTTCTGGTTCTATTGCTCTGCCGACAGCGACGACATAGACAGCTATGCAAAGTATAACTACGCCGACAACACTTGGGACATCGGGTCCTTGGCACGAACCGCGTGGGTTGATTTTGGCTTACACAGCAAGCCTCGTGCGGCGGGAGTTTCGGATAGTCTCAACTATATATATTCCCACGAAACGGGGA